ACAGAGTAATCATCTGACGATTGAGTGAATCAACCATCTTAGGATCCAAGTCATCAGTAGAATTCTGACGATTCTTTAGATCTTGTTTACGAAGTTCTGGTAATTCTATATCACCTAGAGCAGTACTAGCAGCATATCTCTGTGAGAACTCTTGGAATGTAAAGGATCTATGTCTTAATATCTGTGCAGCAATAGCACGGGTAGTCTCTATCTCAAGAGTCATAGAAGACTGTTCAAAGACACTCCAATGATTATGCTTGATGCAGTACTTTAATAGTCCTGAATACTTTTCATTGTCCTGATTAGATGGATTAGATACTCTGGCAACATATGCCATGAGTTGTTCCGCATCAGGAGTGACAGTAACAAGTTTTACGGTCATTCGTCATCCTCAAAAACTTCATCGTAGTTTGCCATTGCTCCTACATGCTCCTCGTAATTAGATTGTTTATATGCATCGACATCTGAATAAATTTCAGATTCCAATTCAGAAACAACTTCTTTCAGAGCCATGACTAAGACTTTTAGTTTGCCCTTATTCATAGGAATTTTCATTTTATTTATTATAGCATAAAAAAAGAAGGGTATCAACCCTTCTTAAAAATCTGATTAGATTTGATATACTAAGCAGCAGTAAGTTCTTTTTCAAACTTAACACCACGGTAGGTCTCTTGAACCTTCTGTGATTTTACTTGCTTACGCTCGTTGGTGTCATACTGGACACCACGATAAGTGACTTGTGCCATTGGGTTTCTCCAAAGTAGTAGGGGTTTTACTCCGTTCCTTTAGTCAACTTGTGCGTCCCCAAAATCACATCCTTCTTCTGTGTTCTCCTGAACTGTCTCAACAATTTCAGCACGATACTGAACTGTTGGTCTAATTCTATTGATCAAGTCTATAGCATCCGCACAAACGATTGGATTGTTTAGTGCTATTAAACTAAGAAGAAGATTATGCATAGGGGATGAACGATTCCGTTCCGAGTCGGCTTACTTGCGACCTGAAATGTATCAGGTTGAACGATTGTGTTAATAATAACACATTTCAATTATTTAGTCAAGTAGTTTTGTAAAACGTGATACAGTTTTACAACTGTCTACCATGTTGATCTACTAAACCAAGTTTTTTTATCTGTGAGAAATTAGATCTCTCCTTTTTCTTAATCTTTTTATACTCCTTTATAATCTTATCTACTTCCGAAACAGGAACCTTAACCTTCAACTCTTTCTCGTCTTCCTTACCAACAAAACCAAGACCAGCCTTCTCTACCACTTCCTTCTCATCAACATAATCATTTATCCCTTCTTGGATTTCAGCACGAATCAATTGACTAATTTGATCCCTCAATAGATCATCAGGATTATTCATGACTTTTTCTTCCTCTTCTTAGGTGGTGTGGGTTTGCTTCCCCCATCCCATGTTCTTGGACTTACTATCCCTTTAGTCCAAGATATACCTTGAACATTTTTATACGTGTCATAATAATGATCAAACAGTTCCAATTGTGTAGCTGCTCTAGTTACATCACATTTAACTTCATCTTCTACCTTATAAGTTATTAAGAAAGAATCAGATGGTAATTTCTTATCATCTGCCTTATTCTTTTCACATTTCTCATGCAATACAATGACTGTCATGAACGATTGCCCCATTGAATATCAGGATAAGCTTGTATGACACTCTTCTTAGGAATAGCATACTTAGATTCTAGATCCTTATCTTTTATAAGACATAAAATCTCTGCATCTAATGGATGAAGACCTTGAAGAATCTGAATAAACATAGTCTCTCTACGAAGACCATTAATACTATCATTGCCACCTTTTATAAAGTTGTACAATTTAGTCCATTCTCTACGTAAGGTAGTATGACCTTGATTAGCATTAGAAGTTTCATTATATCTCATAGTCTCAGATTGTTGATTGATCCTAGTAGATAATGTTCCACTGGTGTTCTGCTCTTCTTCTAAACTAGAATAAGGAACTTCACCTGGTGGAAGCAAACTAATTACGCTATCATCATAATTCCAAATAAGCAATGCTTTTAATGAATCATGTTCAAACTTCTGTAGTGCTTTTACTTTTCCTGCATTAGTATCCTGCTTTGATACTACATCAAATACTTCAAATGTAAATGGATTTACTGGAAGATCTGGAATTGCAGTTGCAGTTTTTGTTGCAGTTACAGTTGTTTTTGGTTTGGGAGTAGTACTAACTTTCTTCCTAGTTGCAGTAGTCTTTCGAGCACTTGCAGCTGGTTTAGTCGTCGTCTTCCTCGTTCTCTTCGCTTGTGTCATGTTGTTCAAACCTCACGGCTAAAATTTCGTCTGGGGATAAATTACCATTTTCATCAAACATCTCTGGGTGAGTATACACTATTTGTGGTGTAGTCTCATATGAATGTTGTCTTGCCATCCATCCTAGCATACCTCCTACCAAAAGTGCAAGTAACGACACTACTGTCGTAAGGGTCAGCGTTACAACTAACGTTTCCATAATGCTCCTCCACGGGCTGTTTTCTTTTTCTTGATGCTTAAAGAAAACTCAAAAGTAAATCGTACTTCTCGTTTAAGAAAAGAGATCATCCTATCAAACCTTAAGAATATAGGTCTGACCTTTCGAGGTTTCAGTCCTCCTCCTAAAATTAATTCTACTCCTTTATTTATTGGAAGTTTAGATGAGATCCTTTTCTCTGAGATATCTAACTGTTTCATTACAACCTCCCAATTTGGTTCCATTTAAAAGAATCTGAGGAAAGGTGGTGCCATCACCAAACTCTCCATAGAATGAAGCACGATCAAATTGTTGATCTAAAGTGTATACGATATAATTTGCTTCCATTAAGTCTAGCACTTCTGTGATCTTAGTGCAATAAGGGCATCCTACCTTTGAATAGACTGTAAAGTTTTGAAGTTCCGTTGGAGTTTTCTCCAAAACGGTTTCTTCTGGTTCTAGATTTCCGTGCATAATTTTCCTCTAACAATTTATTTATTTGATATTGCATTGGCATAATCTTTATCGAAAATTTCAATACCAACATCAGTTAAAACATGATTATACATCTTAGCAAAGATTGCTGGTGGCATTGTTACGATGTCTGCACCTTGTGCAAATGAATGCTCAACATCACCTACAGATCTTATGGATGCTGATAGTATCTCTGCATCATATTCATAGTATTCTGCCCATGAAGGATGCAATACTTCTTGTATTCTCTTAATTAAATTACATCCACCAAATCTTTGATCATCTACACGACCAACGAATGGTGATAAGTATCTTGCACCTGCCTTTGTTGCAAGTATTGCCTGTGATACACTAAAGATCAACGTGACATTAACATTAATACTTTCATTAGCCAAATCCCTACACACTGCCAATCCATCTGGTGTACATGGAACTTTAACAGTACACTGCTCACCAAAAGTATCATAAAGTCTCATACCTTCATTAAGCATTTCATTGGAATTACCAACAACTTCCATACTGATATCAGGAATCCCAAGTTCAACCAATTGTCTGTAGACATCTTCTGGTTGTTTACCACTCTTCAATATAAGACTGGGATTGGTAGTAATACCATCAATCAAACCTGTCTCAAAGTACTTTTCAATTAATCCAGTATCCGCAGTATCTAAAAAAAGTTTCATAAGTAAAATGCAACTAGGGGTATCTATCTATGTTTCTAAGTATAACACAGCACTTTTGAGGATGTCAATATCATATTTAAAATTCCTAATACCTTTATCACAGTTCTGACATATATCCTTCTTCAATTTCTTACTAGATGCTCCACATATTTCACATGTACCTAACTTATATTTCTGCTTACTTCTTTTCTTTATACGTTCTGATGTGCAAGTCTTACATTCATAAGAGTATGAGGATACAAGGCTTACATTCTTACGATTCCTATAGTAATCAGCAAGAAGACTCTTACTTACACCACAAGTTCTACAAACTCTATCTTCCAACAGAAGGTGTTCAGTATCTAATTGCTGTTCAAAATCCATATAAAAAAAGACCCCCTAATATGTAGAGGGTCTTAAGGGTGTTCCGACTGTAGAGACACACGAAAGGTCTCAGTCTTATTTATTAACCAATAGAAGGAGCAACAAGAGCAACTTCAGATGAACCAGCAGCTGCTAGGTCAAGTGGGAAGTTGTGAGCATTACGCTCGTGCATTACTTCCATACCAAGGTTTGCTCTGTTTAGAACATCACCCCAAGTAGGTACAACCTTACCAGATGCATCAACAACCGACTGGTTGAAGTTGAATCCATTGAGGTTGAATGCCATTGTACAGATACCCATAGAGGTTAACCATACACAGACTACAGGGAATGTAGCAAGGAAGAAGTGAA